ACATTCATTCAGAGAGGTCCAGCATGGGAGGCAGAGGAAGGATGTAACGATGACCTTGCTATGTGTCTGGTTATCTTTGCATGGATAGCAACTACGGACTATTTCCGTGAGTTACATGACGATGATGTACGGATGAAGATGTATAAGGAGCAGAAAGAAGGAATAGAAGCGGACATGGCTCCATTTGGATTTATTGATAACCATATTGACTATGAACAGACTATAGTAGATGATGAAGGTACTCAGTGGAATGTAGATGAGTATGGAGATAACTCACACATGTGGGAATACTTGTCGTGAGCATAGAAGATGACTTCTCTCTTGAGCATTTATTATTTAAGGAGAGGAAGTGTAGATTCTGTGGTAAGACTAAGAGTTTATTAGAAGATTTTTATCTAACAAGAAAGGATAGAGGTAATAATCCATCAGCATATGCGTATGAGTGTAAGTCTTGTACCATATGGAGAGTCAATAGAAAGAGAACTAGAAAGAGACCTTTACCACCATACCTAGCAGACTACCCCGACTGGTAATCACGGCTTGATTCCCCAGTGGAAAAACACGTTTCGATAAATAATTTCAGCATCCAATTTGGAATACACTAGGAGATTTAACAGATGGCATCGACACAACTTTCACCAGGAGTTGTCGTTCTAGAAAGAGATCTTACCAACGTAGTAAACGCAACAGTAGATAATATTGCTGCTATCGTTGGTTCTTTTGAAAAGGGACCTGTAGAGCAGGTAACTAATGTAACCAGTGAGAAAGAATTACTTTCTATATTCGGCAAACCTACGGACTATAACTACGAATACTGGTTTAGTGCGGCTCAATTCTTACTATACGGAGGTACTGTTAAGGTAGTCCGTGCAGTTAACGATTCACTTAAAAACGCAATAGATACTGCACAGTTTACTGTATCTACGTTTAGTGCATCAGACACAATATTAACAGTTGCTTCTGCAACAGACTTCGATGTTAATGATGTCCTTCAAATAGATGCTGAATTAGTAACTATCTCCAGTGTTTCTGGTAACGACGTTACGGTTGCTCGTGGACAGTTAGCAACATCTGCTGTATCTCACGCTGCTGCATCTTCAATCACATTGATTGAGCCTGCTGGCACATCAACAACCATCGCTGAAGGTGGAACATATAGTGACAGTGACGTAACTCTATCAGTTACATCTGCTGCTGCTCTTGGTGCAGGTACTAACTCATACATCAGAATTGATGATGAGATTCTTCAGGTATCTTCTATTGCTGGTAACGATCTAACCGTTGTACGTGCTCAGTTAGGAACAACTGCTGCTGCACACACTGATGGATCTACTATTACTCTCCAGAATGTTACAACTAACAAGACTGAGATTAATGAAACAACTGCCACTGGTGTTACTGCTCCTCTAATTAAAAACTTAGAGACATATGAAGCTAACGTAGAAACTGCTGCTAACAACTGGAAGTGGGGAGCAAAGACTGCTGGATCATATGGTAACTCATTACGTGTTGTAGTTACAGACGCTGGTCCTGATCAGGTTTTATATCTTGCACAACCAACATCTGCTGAGTGGGAATTTGTAAACAACGCAGAGATATCCTTCTCTAACGCTAACATCTATGGTCGTGTATATGACTACACTGTTATTGTTACATTCAAGGATGACGCTGAGTTAGTTGGATCTTTCGAGAAAGACAACTATATCACTGCTGTTAGTGGTGGTGTTACAGGTCGTGTTGTTGCATACGATAAAGTAAATCGTAAGTTGGAAATCACTATTGATGGTACATCATCTGATATACTTGAAGTTAATGATACAATTACTGAGTTAGCAAACAACTCTAACACACCTGGATCCGCTACTGGAGACAAGGGAGACATCGAATCAATCACACGTGAGTTACGTGTTGCATTGAATCAAGCATCACCTAACTTCCAAGCAAACCAGACAGTTACTGATGCAAACGCTACAAGTATAGCCATTGCTAACGTAGAGTCTGACTATGAGGGAAGACTATACGGAGAGAACACAAAGTGGATCAACGTTGCTGCTAGACCTACAACCTCTGCATGGGTATCAGAAAGAGGTGGACACAATGACCTAATGCACATTTTGGTTATTGATGGAGACGGAAAGATCACAGGAACTCCTAATGCAGTTCTTGAGAAGCACCTTAATGTTTCTAAAGCAAACGATGCTAAGTCACCTCAAGGTGATAACATCTATTACAAGGATGTAATTAAGCAGTACTCTTCTTACCTATATTGGGGTAGTCATGAGACTTCTAACATCTATGATAAGAACACTGTTGTAAGTGGTGTGCTTGGTGTTTCAGGTATCAACAGAGAGTTTGATATCATCAAGGCATCAAATCCTCTTAACAATCTAGATGATCCAACAGGATTGAATCCTCTAGCAGTGCCTCTACTTGGTACTAAGAACCGTGCAACGATTCGCTACTCACTACAAGGTGGTGTAGATGGATATACGATTCAAAGACCAGACATACTTGGTGCATACGATCTATTCAATGATGCAGAGACTGTAGACATTGATTACCTACTCATGGGTCCATCTATGAGTGGAATAGATGATACGATTGCTAAAGCACAGCATGTAATTTCTATTGCTGCTGCACGTAAGGATTGTATCGCATACATCTCTCCTTATCGTGGAGATATAATTGGTCAGACTAAGACATCAACAATAGTACAACGCACAGTTAACTATTATGACCAGTTAAGCAGTACATCATACGCTGTATTTGACAATAACTACAAATACATATATGATAAGTATAGCGATAAGTATCGTTACATTCCTTGTAACGCTGACGTTGCTGGATTAACATTATCCACAACTTTACAACAGGAGCCTTGGTATTCACCTGCTGGCTTTAACAGAGGACAACTTCGTAACGCAATTAAACTTGCTTACTCTCCTCTAAAAGATCACAGAGATTCCTTATATGCTTCACGCATCAACCCAATCGTAGCCTTCCCTGGACAGGGTATAGTCCTCTTCGGAGACAAGACTGCACTGAGTTATGTGTCTGCCTTTGACAGAATTAACGTTAGACGTTTATTCCTAGTCATGGAAGAAGCAATTTCAGAGGCTGCTAAGACCCAACTATTCGAGTTGAATGACGAGTTTACTCGCCAGCAATTTAAGAACATTGTTGAGCCTTACTTACGCAGTGTCCAATCACGACGTGGTATTGTTGACTTCCTCGTAGTCTGCGACGGAACAAACAACCCTGCTGAATCGATTGACCGTGGTGAATTCTACGCAGAGATATTTGTGAAACCCACAAGATCTATCAACTTCATCACATTGACCTTCACTGCAACTAGAACTGGAGCAAGCTTCAGTGAGCTAGTTTCGTAATTAAGTAAACTCGTGGCACGGCTAAGATAACATCATCGTGCTCAACCTCTAATAGGAGCATAAAAAATGTCAGCATTCGACAGCCAGACTTATCCTGGTCAGTCCGAGGGTAAGCAAATAAACGCACCGATTCTAGACTTTAGAAATAGAATCGGTGACCTTGCCCGTCCTAACCTGTTTCAGGTTGAGATCGGATTTCCACAGATAGTAGACAACGGTACACCTCAGTCAGGTGCTACCCCAGGATCACAAGAACAGAGAGGAGAAGAAAGTGCGGGAGGATCTCGTGGCGGATCTGGAGCCTCTTCTAGTTCACTTGCTTCTTTCCTAGTGAAAGCAGCAAACATCCCAGCTTCAACAGTTGGAGTAATCGAAGTACCCTACAGAGGTAGGTCACTTAAGATTGCAGGAGACAGAACCTTTGAGCCATGGACAGTTACCGTCCTCAACGACAAAGGATTCGCACTTCGTTCCAAGTTTGAAGAGTGGTCTACTAAGATTCAGGCATTACACCAGAATCTACAAGCACCTAGAGTTATTGCAGAGTATCAATCTGATGCTCTTATCAGACAATACGACAGACAAGGTGCAGTGGTTAGATCTTACAAGTTTGTAGGAATATGGCCTTCAACAATATCCGCTATTGATCTAGCATGGGATAGCAACGATACTCCAGAAGAGTATACTGTTGAGTTCCAGGTTCAGTACTGGACATACGCAAGTGACGCTAACGCTGGTAACGCAGTTTCCGTCGCCTAAATACTTTATAATGCAAAAGGACAGATAAATGTCACAACTGTTTGGTTATTCAATTGAACGTAAAAAGAAGGGTCTTAAATCAGTAGGCCCTTCTTTTGTTACGAAAGATACGGATGATGCAGCACAACCCATTGTGGCAGGTGGTTACTTTGGTCAATACGTTGACCTCGGTGACGCTGCCAACAAAGCAAGTGATGTGGATCTTATCGGTAGATACCGTGAGATGTCATTGCATCCAGAGGTAGACCAAGCAATTGGAGATATCGTCAATGAAGCCATCGCTGGTGATCTAGATGATCACCCAGTAGATGTAGAGCTCTCAAACCTAAGGGTTTCTGAGTCTGTAAAGAAAAGAATTAGAGAAGAATTTAATAACGTTTTAAGTTTATTAAATTTTGATCAGAAAGCATATGATATCTTTCGTAGGTGGTACATCGACGGAAGACTTTTTTATCATAAGATGATCAACCCTGATAATCCTGCTGAAGGATTGACGGAGTTAAGGTATATTGATCCTAGAAAGATTAAAAAGGTTATCGAATATGATAAACCTAAGGATAGATTATCACCTGCTGATCCAGAAGTTAACACACTAGTACCTAAGAGTGTAGAGTATTTCATTTATTCACCTAAAGGACTACGTGGGTATGAGAATAGAGGATTAAAAATAGCACCTGACGCAGTATGTTTTGTCCACTCTGGACAATTAGATATGCAGCGTAACTATGTGCTATCACATCTACATAAAGCTATTAAGGCAACTAACCAGTTGAGAATGATTGAAGATTCACTGGTTATTTACCGCATGTCTCGTGCACCAGAGCGTAGAATATTCTATATAGATGTAGGTAATTTACCTAAGCAGAAAGCAGAGCAGTACCTTAAAGAGGTAATGTCTCGCTATAGAAACAAGTTAGTATATAATGCTGACACAGGAGAGATAAGAGATGACAAGAAGTTCATGTCAATGCTCGAAGACTTCTGGTTACCAAGAAGGGAAGGCGGTAGAGGAACTGAAATCTCTACGCTCCCAGGTGGACAGAATCTTGGAGAACTTGAGGACATCAAATACTTCCAGAAGAAACTCTACCGTGCATTAAATGTACCTGAGTCACGTCTGGAATCTGATAGTTCATTTAACGTGGGTAGGTCTGCTGAGATCACACGTGATGAAGTAAAATTCCAGAAGTTCATCGCAAGACTCCGCAAGAAATTCTCTGACTTATTCAACGATCTTCTTAAGACACAATTGGTACTCAAGGGTGTAGTAACTTTAGAAGAATGGGATGAATATAAGGAGCATATCCAGTATGATTTCGTTGCTGACAACTACTTCAGTGAGTTGAAAGAGCAAGAGATTATGAATGAGCGTATGGCTCTAGTCGCTCAAATGGATCCTTTTGCTGGTAAATATTTCTCACTTGAATACATGCGTCGTCAGATATTACGTCAGACAGATGAAGAGTTCAATGAGATACAAGAGCAGATGGACACTGAGATCCAAGAGGGTAAACTTGTAGATCCTGTAGAGATGCAGAAGTTAGAAGTTGCTCAAATGGAGATGTCTTTGATGCCTCCTGAGCCAGATCCTGCGGAAGCAGGTATTAGTCCTGCGGACTATAAAAAAGGAGATATCTAAATAGTTTTATATTAATGAATCATTATGCCTACTGAAGTAGCAAGAGATATCGTAAACGCACTGTTTGCGGGTAAGAAAGATCTCTCAGATTATGTTGTCCAAGGTTTGAATGCGAAAGCAGTCGATGCCATTGATGCACATAAGCAAGAGGTTGGAAAACATATGTTCAAACCACAGGAAGACGGTCCTGAAAACACCGAGCAACCTGAGGATGCAGCACCTGAAGCTTCAGCTGAAACTGAAAACGAAACCGAGGTAACTAAAGATGAAACTGATCAGGGAGGAGATTGAAACTGCTAAAGTAACAATCACTGAAGGTAAGAATGGTAAGAAAAACCATTTTATCGAAGGTGTGTTTTTGCAGGGGGAGATCAAAAACCGCAATGGTCGGATGTATCCTATCTCGACCTTACAAAGAGAAGCCGCAAGTTACAATCAAAAGTATATTGAGAAGGGACGTGCACTAGGAGAGTTAGGTCATCCAGATGGTCCTACTATCAACCTAGATAGAGTGTCACATCTCATTACTTCCCTTAAACAGGAAGGTAATAACTATGTTGGCAAGGCAAGACTATTGGACACACCAATGGGTAACATTGCCAAGAACCTCATTGATGAGGGTGTCAAGTTGGGAGTTTCATCCCGTGGACTTGGTACTATAAGAGAAAGAGATGGTGTTAAAGTTGTCATGGATGACTTTATGCTCGCAACAGCAGCAGATATTGTTGCTGATCCTTCCGCACCAGATGCTTTCGTCAATGGAATCATGGAAGGAAAGGAATGGATCTACAATAGTGGAGCAATTCAAGAGCAAACAGTGGAGCAAATCAAGAAAAGAATTGATAATGCTGCACTAAATCAAATGGAAGAGGTAAAACTTTCCGCATTTAATCAGTATTTACAGCAATTGTAATTACCTGGTTGTCTAAATAACTAATAGCAATCGCATTTATCGATACGGAGACTACAATGTCAGAAGAGATTACAAAAACTCTGGATGAATCAAGTGTAACCGCAGGAGCGAAGCCAGCAGAACCCCAAGGAAAACTTGGATCAGATGGTAGTAGTCTCGGTGGTGTACAAGATCTTGGAGGTCCTACACCTTTTAATTCAAAACCAGATGATGATAGCAACAAGTATAAGACTATCGCTGGTGGTAACGCCCAATCACCTACAACTAAACCATCTGATGCTTCCGCACAGAAGGCAGAATTTAGTGACAAGGGTGACGTAAAAGCAGGACACGAGCCAGAAGGCGACGTGATTGCTGAAGAGCCTGCTGAAGAAAAAGTTATAGAGGTAGATTTATCTGCTGACGTTGCTGCACTCACCGAGGGTGAGGAGTTAAGTGACGGATTCAAAGACAAAGCAAAGACTATCTTTGAAGCTGCAGTTGTCTCACGTCTAAACGAAGAGCTAGAGCGAATGCATGAAGACTATGCAAAAGCACTAGAGCAAGAAATTGAGACTGTCAAGTCTGACCTTGCAGAAAAGGTAGACGAGTATTTGACATACGCTGTTGAAGGTTGGATGAAGAAGAACCAACTTGCAGTAGAGTCAGGTATCAAGGCAGAGATGGGAGAGTCAGTCCTATCTGGTATCAAACAAGTTTTTGTCGAGAATTACATTGATCTTCCCGACGAAAAAGTTGACCTTGTAGATGGTCTACAGGAGCAACTCAATAAAATGGAGTCAAAACTCAACGAATCAATTGAAGAAAACGTTGGCTTGTCTAGGCAAGTTGGCGGCTATATTAAGAATGGGATTGTGACAGAGATTGCAGAGGGCTTAAGTCTCTCTCAGAAGGAGAAACTAGTCTCCCTCGCAGAAGCTGTTGAGTTTGAAAATGAAGATGCTTTTAAAGCAAAAGTGTCTACACTACGTGAGTCCTATTTCTCTACGAAGCCTGAGAAGACAGAAGTCTCTGAGGATGTCCAAGTAGAGAACGCCCCTGAAGCTGGCAGTGCTATGGATGCATATTCACAAGCAATTGCACGTTGGGCAAAATAAACATATCCACATTCAAAAAAATTCGGAGTTAGTTAACTAATGTTTAACGCAGAATCACTCCAAGAGAAGTGGAACCCTATTCTTGAGCACTCTGAGCTCGATCCTATTAAGGATACCTATAGAAAAGCGGTTACCTCAGTCCTCTTGGAAAACCAAGAAAAGTTTCTGAAAGAAGAGCGTGGTCTCGTAACTGAAGCAGCACCTACCAACTCACTTGGTGGTACTGGTTACTCAGGAGGTAGCACCGCTACAGGTCCTGTTGCAGGTTTCGACCCAGTTCTTATTTCACTTATCCGTCGTAGTATGCCTAAGCTAATTGCTTATGACATATGCGGAGTTCAACCAATGACAGGTCCTACTGGACTTATCTTTGCGATGAGATCCACGAAGGGTACAAACAGAGACATCAACAACAGTGCAGTTGAAACATTCTTCAACGAAGTTGATACAGAGCATTCATCTGAAAACAGTGCTAATGGTTTAGCATCTAACACTCAGACAGGATCTAACCCAGGTCTACTTGCAGACGCTGCTGGTAACTA